ATGACGCATGGCGCGGCACGGCGGAGATGGAAGACACAGGCATGAGCATCGACGAGGAGCATCACAGCGGTCTGATTAAGATGTGGTCGCTGCGCCGCGATGTGGCTGAGAAGGTCTTGCGCCAATACACCCCAGAAGACACGATTGCGAACCTTCGCTCAAAAAAGCAACTCTCTGACTTCATCAAGACTGTCATGGACGAGACAAGTCTAAAGGCGTGGCCGAAAACTGATAAGTCAGAGCAACTCCAGACTGACCGCAAGCAACTGCGTCAGGCGTCCTTCAGATCGCCCTACCCATTCTCGCGCTGGCTCGCCGCGCTGATGGTCTTCAATCGGGCAGACAAATACTTAAGCACCTACGGCGAAGTGCTGCTGAACAAGCAGAGGCTGGCAGGGCGCGTCTACGGGCGCTTCAACATCGCCCAAGCCATCACAGGCCGCTATTCGTCATCGAACCCAAACCTTCAGAATATCCCGCGCAATCCTATGGTGCGGCGGTCCTTCATCGCCCCGCCGGACACAGAGATGGTGCTGGCCGACTACAGCGGCATCGAACTGCGCGTCTTGGCGGAAGTCAGCAACGATCCACAGCTAAAGCAGGATGTGATCTTTGGGGACGTTCACGCAGAATCAGCTATCACGCTGTTCCGTGTCGATCCCAAGGACTTCAAGGCCCGCCTAAAGGCCAAAGACCCACGGGCTAAAGAGATGCGGTCCAAGGCCAAGGCATTTAGCTTCCAGCTTACCTACGGCGCTGGCAACGCCGCTCTGGCTATGGTGCTGCGCTGTTCTGACGGAGAGGCGGCGGAATACGTCGATAAGTGGGCGGCGCGGTATCCCTACGCCTATGCGCTGCGCTACCAGATGTTCGATCAGATGAACGCCACAGGGCTGCTGCCGATCAAGTCTGGGCGCACTGTCTACGTTCACAAGAACGAGCGGTCGATGCCCGTGGCGTCAAACTACCCCATCCAAGGCGCTGCCGCCGATGTGATGTATCGCGCCGTCACGCGCATGAGTTTCAAAGTCTACGAACTGCCGTTCAAGTCGCGGATGCTGGCGTCGATCCACGACGAATTGCTGATGCTGGCGGAGACAGGGCATGGCGAAGAACTGCGGGAAATCATGGTGGAGGAGATGCGTCAGGCTTGGCTGGACATTTTCCCCAACGCCGAAACCGCCAATCTGTCGGAAAGCGCAGTCGGCCAATCTTGGGCGGCGAAGCCGTAAACACTACATCTTGTGGCTGCTAGGGGTTGACCACCCCATATTGTGTGGCTTCACAGATGCCTACAAAAAGATCAGTATCACAGTTCTGCTAAGGAGTGACCACTATGTTTACAATCGGAGTTGACCCCGGATCGCCGCTGACTATCGGCATCCTGATGGAAGGCAAACCATACAAATGCTACAGCGGCGAACAAGTCGCTGTGCAGATCGTCAAGGCAGGGCGCAAGACCGCCTCTTGGATCAACCAAGCCGCCCTTATCACCACGATCTTGCGGACCGCGAAGGCGCTGGCTGCTGAGTATAACTATCAGCCGATGGTCGTGATTGAGCGCGTCACGATCCGCCCTAACGAGAGCCTGAGTGCTGGCGTCCCGTTTGTCGGGTCGATGTTCCTGACGGAAGGCATCTGCGCTGGGCTGAAGCTACCCTACCAGCTAGTGCCGCCGACAGTCTGGAAGCCAGCGATGAAACTCCCTGTCACGCTCCAGAACCCCAAGGAGCCAGCACGGCTTCGTGCCATCGAAACGTGGCCGGACGATGCTGGCTATTTCGCCCGCAAACTTGACCACAACCGCGCTGAGTCGCTGCTGTTGGCAAAATACTGGGAAGACATTGGGTCGAAGCAATGAATATGCACCAAGTCATCACATCTGCTGACTTGATCGAAGCTGCGCTGGACTGGGCAGACTTAGGCGTCCCAGTGTTTCCGACAGGCGACGACAAGCGGCCACTGACCCAGAATGGCTTCTACGATGCTACGACTGATCCAGATCGCATCCGGCAAATGTTTTTGGATGCTGGTAGCCGTCTGCATGGTATCGGCGCAAGGATGGGAGAAGCCTCTGGCTTGTTCGCCATCGACGCCGATACCTACAAGGACGGCGAGGCTGGCGAGGCGGCGAAGAAGTATGTCGCTTGGCTAACGCAGTCAGGCTTCATGCCCAAGACACGGGTCCACGCCACACGGAACGGCGGTCGGCACTACATCTTCTCGTCCGACACAGAGTTCCCCAACTGCAAGCCGTCCAAGGGCGTCGAGGTAAAGGGCGAGGGGGGCTACATCGTCGTTCCCCCCTCTCCGGGTTACACTGTAGTCAGCGAAGGCGCTGTAGCGGCCTCTACGGGCCTCCTAGACCATCTCCGTTCTGCTAGGGTAGCCCAAGCGGCCACGCCCATAGAGGCGCTAAAGAAGAACATCCTGACGGGGGATGACTTCCATGACAGTCTGACCCAGCTTGCGGCCAAGATGTCGTCTGCTGGCGAGCCTATGGAGTCTGTGCAAGCCACGCTGCTGGGGCTGATGAACGCTTCAGTCGCCGCCAACCCGCAGCACCCACGGCACGACCGCTGGGAGCCTATCATGGCGGACAAGAGCGGCGAGTTGACGCGCATCGTCGGCAGCGGCCACTCGAAGTTCAACACAGTCTCGAAGACGGACGGGCTGCGCGATGCCGCCCCTGTCTGGCTGAAGGAAATGGCCGCGACTATGTTTCCGGCCACACGGATCGACAACGCGCAGTTGCCCGTGGTGACAGCGGCTTCCTACGGCGACGACTTTCCGTTTGCGGGCAAGCGCGGCTATTTCGGCCACGAAAAGCTAGACGTTCTGACTGAGGAGTTCATCATGCACCCGATCTACCATGCGAGCGAAGTCACGCTGATTTCTGCTGATCCCAAGGCAGGGAAGACGCTGGTCAGTCAGACCTTGGCTATGCACATCGCTGCTGGGCTGAATTTCGACGACACGCTGACAGTCACAGAGCGCCGCCCCGTGCTGTATTTCGCTCTTGAAAGCCAGACAGCGATCAGGAAACGTCTGGTAGCGTGGAAGAAGTATCACGACCCAGCGGACGAGAAATACACAGATGAGAAAACGTTTCCGTTCTACACTGTCGAAGAAAGCGTCAATCTTCTGGACGAAGCGGCGCGACTTAATCTCGTGGAGCAGATCAAGGCAGCGGATGCGTGGTGGCTGAAAAAGGGCGAGAACCACATCGGCGTCATCGTCATCGACACGCTGACTAAGGCAATGCCCGGAGGCGACCAGAACAGCGTGGAAGACACATCAGCGGTGTTCGATGTCATCGCCAAGATCAAAGACGCTGGCATCAAGGCAGCAGTGGTCATCATCCACCACAACACCAAGAACGGCAGCGGGCCGCGCGGTTCGAGCAACATTCAGGCCGAACCTGACACGCTGCTGACTTTGACCAAGAACGAGGAGACTGACCAACTCGAACTGAAAATCCTGATGGCGCGGTCTATCGACGACGACAAGACGTTCCTGTTCGATATCGTGACTGAGAAACTGGGCATCAGCAATCAGGGCTACGAGATTACAGCGCCTGTGCTGCTTCCGGGGGCCAAGTCAGTGAACGAGGCAGCGGATGCTGCAAGCGAGATGCTGCGGATCGAAATGATGTATCAGCCGCTCTATGCCGCTGTCGCGGCCTACGGCACGGGCGTTGTGCCGCTGAAGCGGATGCACGAGCATCTGAAAGAGGCGCTGAAGGACACGAATTTGTATTCGAAGGCATCGAAGATGCGGGCGGACGCTGCTGACTTGAGTTCGTTCTTGCTGGGGCTGTTCCCATCGACGGGCAAGAATGTCGCTGGCGGCTTCAACGTGATGGTGGAAACAAAGGAGAACCGCTACGGCTCTCCTCTGGTCACATTCTTCCGCATCTTCAAGTTAGAGGGCTAACTAGCGGTCCCGCATAGCACGTTCAATCGCCGTGCCTGTCTGTATCCCAGAACGCATCAGTTCTGGGTTTATAGGACGCGGTTTAGAGCGAGCCATATACTGCTCAATTTCGCGCATGGCATCATCGACAGACTGTCCTGTTCGCGTTGCCCACTCGACAATTTGGTCGTTAGTCAGAGCATTGCCACGAGCGCCCATAGCCCGCGCTTCGCGGCCAAAAGCCCCTTGGAACGCGCCGCCCATCATTTTGCGTTCAGCCGTTTGCGCGGCCATAGTTAGTAAGTCCGCGCCCATTCGTAGCGGGTTGAGCGAATCACCTTTCGGATTTGCTGCTTCGCCACTCACAGTTTTCCAGCGATTTAAGAAGTCTTTGTTTGTGGCCGATATAGCGTTAATGCGCTTGCTGACATCGACAAACTTCTGCCCAGTTCCAGCACCAAACAGAGAGTCGATAATTTCCAAGTCAGCGTTGGATTTAGTCGGCCCAATGCGAGCAAACTCTTTTTCGGCTCCTGCGGCATCGACGCCTTCAAATTTAGCTTTGCGCCAGCCTTCTGCGTAAGCCTGTTTTTGCTGCGGTGTGAAACCAGCAATCATTTCTCGCAAGTCAGTCAGAGACTGTCCCTTGAGTCCTTTTTCCCCAAGTTCGTAACCATTATTGTAAGCGGCGTCGAAAGAATACTGCCCAGAATAGATGTCTGCGGCAGTTTTGATTTCTGGGACGTAGCCTTTTAGCGTCTCGTTAATCTGCCTTGAGATGTCGCTTAGATGGCGCTTGGTTTTCGCGTCTGCTGCGCCGTCAGTTGTGTCTTTGATACGAGCATCGACTGCATCTTTGATGTCGAGCAGATCGCGTGGAGTCATACTTTCGCGGATAAAGCCGCCTTTTCCATCATCTTTAAGAGGCGTCTTGATCTTGATAGCGTCTATGATTGCGTCACGAGCAGACTTCATTCCGGCAATGGCCTTTGTGCCAAATGCGCCAGTCACGATCTTTTCAAACGTGTCCCCTTTAAACTTCACAGGGCTGTTGTTTAGCCCTTGCTCATAGATCGCTTTCGCTTGATCCAAAGTAAGTTTAGTTTCTGCGCCTTTTTCATTGATACTGCGTGGGGTCTGGAAGATGTTATCCCACTCAGTCAGAGCCAAGTCAGCAATGTTCCGTTGAGGCGAAGTCGCCGTGTTGAAAGCAGACGCTACAGCCTCTGTTGAAGACATGGGGTTGACTGCTTTGACCACACGAGGCCGCAGCATATCAACATCTGCTAAAGTAGCGTCAGGACCAAGCCGCGCCATCTCTCCTTGCAAAGTGGTAGCAACATCTTCTGGGGCTACACCACTACGCTGCATCTGCTGCGTGATCGCGTTAGCGGCGCGTTGTTGGACATTCAATTTTGGAGAAATCCAGTCGTCGATTTTACCAAGGCCAGTCATAATGCCTTTGCCAGCCAGAGCGCCGCCAGCGCCAAGCAAGCCACCATAAGTGGTATCCATGCCTTGCCCTTGCGCGTAAACGCTGCCTTCTGCTGCACCAGTCAAGGCAGAGCCAAGCCACCCACCTAGTTTTTCTACTGCTTGTGGACCAGCAAGTTTTTTGATTGCTGCCATTTCTGCGCCACCAGTCGCCATACCGCCAGCAATTTCTGGAAGCATACCAGCCCAGCCAAGACGCTCAGATGCTGCGCCCTCCGCCGCAAGTTGGTTCTGACGACCAGTCTCAAAGTCGCCGCCAAGCATTACATTGATTGCACCTTGGATGTTCGGTGACTGCCCGATAGTCAGGCCGCGCCCTGCCATAAGGGCGACATCGCCAAGTTGCTGAATGTCCTTCCCGACAGTCTCTTTGGTCTTTTCCCAGAAAGACTTAGGCTGGTTTTGCCTGACGCGGACTGCTGCCTCCAGCATCTTTCTCGCGCCGTCAGCGTTTCCAGCATCTTTTAGTTTTGTGGCCGCAGCCATCAGTTCTTCATAGGTAGGACCAGCCATCAGTTGTTTCCTCCTGTGGAGATGCTATCAAACAGTGCTTTTTCTGCTGGAGTAAGGACGCTTGGATCAAGTGGCTCTGCTGGCTTATCAAATATAGTGATGACACCCTCATCAATGGGTAGGATGCCAAGGTATTTGATTTCGCCGGACCTTGGGTCATACCGCTGACCATAGAACTCTTTTTCTGCGTCAGTCAGCTTATTATTAGCTTTAAGCTGCTCCTGCGTACCATAGGCACTATCTAGAATGTAGTTATTTAGTACGCGAGTGTTCTCGCGTAGTAAGGCAGGGCTACCTTTTACATCTAGTTTTCCAAGCAAGTCTGTCAGTGCAGCAAGTTCTGGTGCAGTTGTAGCACCAAAACCTGTAGCACCTGTTGATGATGCTGCCTTCATAGCCATGATATTGGAAATAATGTTAGTTGCCTCAAGTTGCGGAATCAGTACGTTAGCTACATCGTATGCCGGACTTCCGGGTATTGCGGCGTCAATAGATCGCAGAGTAGCTGGGCCTCGTCCCGCTTCCCAGTCAGCAGTAAGATTAAGCAGTTTTGATACTGTCGATGTGCTTGCGTAAGCACCAGTATTTGCACGAACAAGGCTTGCAGCCAAGCTGGCAGCTTTTCCTGCTGCTGCATCAGCGGCTTCACGATGCTTCTTTTCATTCTCCAGTAGCGCATTGGCAAGGTCTGCCTCTGTCTTGGCGAGGTTAGCTTTTGCTTGCGCGGTATCAGTAGGCGCAGAGGCTTTCATTTCGTCCAATTTCATTTGCAGTTCTTGAACATTGAGTGCAGAAAGCTGCGCTTCAGCCGCTACTTTCTTGTTTACGTCCTGCTCTTGATTGATTGTCTGCTGAAGTTTCTGTTTTGCAGCGGACAGTTCGGTAGCTTTAGTCTCAAGTTCGACAGGCGCTTCTGCCGTAGCTTGCTCTGTCGCTTGCTGCGTAGCAGCCAAGTCAGCAGCTTGCTGTTGAACTTCGCCCGGAAGTAGGGTCGCTTTTGCAGCATCAGATACTGAGCCAAAGGTCTGAGCAAATGCCCCGCCTACGCCCTGAGCCGGAGCAGCAATCGCAGGAGCGCCAGCAGCCGCAGGAGCGCCGCCAGTGACAGTAATCGTACCATCTGGAGCCACTGTGACATTTGCCCCAGCGGCTTTTTCCTGCTCTAGAACAGCGCGTGTGGCAGTAGCTTCGTCTTCATTAAGAGACTTCATACGCGCGGCGATCTTGGCTTCGAACTCAAAGCCTTTGTCGCTGCCTTCTTTAGCTATGGGGAAGCGATCAGATGCCAACTTGTAGGCTTCTGCCACAGTCATCTTAGGGTCGCTCAACAGAAGCTGACCAGTGAGGCGCATAACTGGGTCTTGGCTAGTCGAATACTCCTCTGCGATAGCCGCACGTTTCTCCGCTGCTGCCGCCGTCTGTTCTTCTTTTTTCCGTGCTTCGTCTGCAACTTTTGCTTGCTGTCCAAGAGTCAGGACACTGCTAGGGTCTACGCCAGCGTCAAGCGCCGCCGCTACTTCTGCGGTGCGTTTTTCATCGAAGCCAAAGTCTTTAGACATACCAAGCACCAACCCACCAAGGGCTTTATTTGCTTGTTCAGTTTTCAGCCGTTGGGCGTCTGCCTGTTCGGAAATGCGCTTGCGCTCGCGCGCACTAAACACATCGTTGAGGCTCATAAGTCCCCCAGCTACTGCCCCTGCCATGTCGGAGTCACCAGTCTGACTGTAGATAAGCGCCGCACCAGCCCGCGCCCGCTCACGCTCGCGCATATCCAGCACGTTTTGGCGGCGGCGCTGGTCAGCGTTTGCAGCGATGTTCGACAGATCGACAGGATTACCTTGCGAGATAGCGGAGAAGCCCTGACTTAGCCCACGGAAGATGTCTTTGCGCCGCGCCGCCTTCTCGTCTTCAGCAGCGTTCGGATAAAGCGACGACAGGATGCCTTCGACAGTCTGAGGCAGAGCGCCGCCACCAGCATCTGGTGCGCTCATCGTGCCGATTCTTGTGGTTAGGCCCGACCCTGACATTGCTGGATCGTAAGGCTGGCCGCTCATGCGGGCAGCTTCATTGGCGCTTTGCGCGGAGTGCGAGACGCCGGGGCGCAGGAACTGGTCTGTGAAGACAGTTGCTGCTGACTGGGCGTCAGGAGACTGGATCAGCGCGTCATAGGCTTGACGCTCTGGGCCAGCAAATTCGGTCATCATATAGTCGATCTGCGCTTGGTCGTCGTTTACGTTCTTGCCGTTTTCAGACGCCCACCGCTCGAAGGCGATACGGCGAGGGCCAGTCAACTGGTACAGACCAAAGCCGCCGCGCGACCCCGGAACAGTCGGATTGCGCTCGTTGATAGTCGGGTCAAGACCACTTTCTGATCCCATGCCAGCAACGATGCCTTCTGAGACTGGACGCGCCATGCCGCGCTTTTGAAACTCGCGGATGTAGTATTCTTCTGCGTCAGAGGTCGTTTTAGGCAGAGGAGTAGCAGGAACACTGCCGCCCGCCTCGACGCCTTGCGACACTAGGATTGGCCGTGCAAGTTGAGTCATCACGCTGCCGATGCTCGAAGCCTCGTCGCCCCGCGCGTTTGCATAGTCCAGAAGGGCAGAAAGCGGGTTGCGGCGAGAGTTCATTGCCATGTCGTTTCCTTTACAGTCCTTTGAGGCCAGTAAACAAGCTGAGGAAGTCCAGAACACCGGGCTTGTAAGACCCGCTGGTAGTGGTGTTGTTGTTGAGCGGCGACCCAGACAGAGCGCCAGTCAGCATCTGCAAGTAGTTTGCTGGCGAGTTCGTATAGTTGTTGAACATATCCGCTGCATCCCTAAGACGCTGCTGTTCCATCTTCTGCTGGTCCATGCCGCGATTATACTGGTTCGTCTCCAGCGTATTGCCCATGTTGAAGGCAGTCGTGCCGATATTGCCCAGCGTTCCGGCCCCAGAAAGCATCCCACCAGCGCCAGCGAGGCGATTGCCGATGTCTTGGTTGGAGAGGTTGGCCGCAGTGTTGAAGCCCTGCATACGCAGATTGCCGCTCATGTCAGCCAGATTGCGCTGGGCTTCAGAGTTTGTCGTCGCTTCCACGAGGCCGTGGCGCGATCCGCCAAAGGCTCCTGCATTGGCTGCTGACGCAGCGTTGTTCTGCTGCTGTATCTGAGTCAGGCGGTTCACATCGTTAGTGGCGTTGCCGATGACTTCATTCGTGTACGGGTTCATGTACGTTGACATCCCAGACGCGATGGTCGGGAGGTTCGAGTAGGTATTGATCGCCCCAGTTGCCGCGTTACCAGCCCCAGTCAGGGCGTTGGCTGCGCCAGCGTAGGCATTGGTATTTGCTCCACCACCAGACATGATGCTCTCCTTATTTGGGCCGCGCTGGGGGGCGGTCTTTGGCTGTTGGGGCTTTTTGCGGGAAAACTTTATCAAGGGCGAGGCCGAGAACTGAGTTTAGGAAGCTATCGGGGTGGTTCGTATTGATACCACCGGGCAGATAAGAACGGCTTACAGACCAGTTTGCACTGCCGCCGTTACCAGTCGGCGTGTAATCGCGGCTGCTGCCTGATGACCGCTGCGTATTTTGAGCAGGGGCTGCGGCTGGCGTAGTGCCGTAAGTCATTGTCGGCGCAGCGCCAGTCTGCGGGTTGATGAACATTGATTCGATGAAGGCCCGCTGACCAGCCGGAATGTTGGCAAGCGCAGTCTCGTAGGCGGCGTAGGGGTTCAGGTTTGTGCCAGTCGGCACGGCCATTTCAGGCAGACCAAAGGCGCTTGCGCCCATATTGCCACTCTGGATCGCGGCGATCTGCCCCGGTTGCATCCCAGCGACTGTATCGCCAGTATAAGGGATGTAGCCAAGTTGACCGACCTTCTTTGCCATCGCTAGATTTTCCAGCGCAGCCCTTTTCAGTTCTGGGTCAATCTCATTTTTCTGCGTCTTCGTTCCGCCGAGGCTCATGGTTCGATACTCCTAACACAAGTTGTGAACTGCTCTATCCAGCCGCCGCTGACTAGAACTCTTGACCACCCTTTGCGGCCTGAGAGAGTCAGTTTACAGCAACCAGCGTCACGAGCAGCCTGTTCGATTGTCGGTATCGCGTCCACAATCTCAGTCAGGTCGCCCCCTGCGGCAAAGACATGATAGTGCTTTTGGCGCGGATACTCAACAATTTCAGTGAGGGCGATGCTATTCTTTGTTGACCAGAGGCGAAGTCTGCCTTGAAGCACCATTAAAGTCAGATCATCGAAGCTGTGCGTCCCGCCATTGTGGTCCATTGCCGCCTCTAAGTCAGGGCGAAAGCGGTCCAAAGTGTCGAGCAAATTCCTGACTTCAGTGGTTACACTCATGTCAGCACACGATTAATCGCCATAGTCACAGATGGCGAGGCAGGAGCGTAGGCAGTGGCGGCGTGGGCTTCGAGGAAGCCGCTGGTGCTGCTAGTTGCCCACATGGCTTCGAGGTAGTCGCCCGCAGCAAATTGAAATAGGCTGTCGCGGGAGACAACTGTCGTAGCGCCATTGTTGTGTAGAGAGCCGACCATTGTGCTGCCGCCCACATTAGTCCCGTTGACTTTGGGCCAAAAGCGCAATTCGACACTAGAGGCGGATGACGAGGCCATTTGTGCCGTAAACGACAGGCGGTAAAGCCCAGCATTGGCAAAAACGATCCGAGTCAGGTTTCCTGTAGCACGGCTGATGCCTGTGGCAAAGGCAGGGGCATCGAACAGGATGGCGTAGGCAGTGTTGGCGGCGGCTGCGGTGATTGCTGTAGCCCTACCAAACAGCGCATTGCCAACGCCGTAAGTGTAGTCAGCGACTGCCAGACGATGCCACGCATCGTCCTTGGATACGACAGGGTAGCCGTCCTGATCCCACATGAGGAGGCCGTCAGTTGTCGGCTTCTCGCCGCCGATCTGTCGTTGCAGCAGCACTGTCTGTGCGTTTACAGCGCCGCTGCTGGCGTCACGCAGGAAATTGTGAACGTCAATCGCCCAGCGCGAAAGGTTGTCTCTGTTAGGGGATGGGACAATGAAGCCGCTTCTCATCTGTTGCCACCAGTTTTGACATTCGCCCGCATCGTGCCGATCTGCCAGCCAACAGCGCGGCCCTCAAAACGCAGAGCAAATTGCCGCCCTCGCGCCCTGACTGGGGTTGGCCCAGTCAGCGTATAGGGGCCATAGGAAGTCTGCGACGAGTTCGGCATATCTTGGGTCTTGATCGTCAGCGTCACATCGCCAGCGACTGCTTCATCAGGATAAAGGTAGTCGATATAGGCTTGGCGGTCGCCCTGCCCCAGTTCGAGCGGCCCTGTCTCGCAATAGGGCGTAACGCCATCTGTGATAGCCGTTCCGGGCAGCTCGTGGTTGTAGAGCAGCCCATCTGCTGACACCATCAATGGGTACGCAGTGGCAGCATTATCTATGCCTACGCCACGCCCAATCTTACCTTTGGTCCAGTGATTAGCCGAGAAGTCATAGCAGATGTAGGAGTCAGGCTCGCCAGTGGTACTGGTCTTGGACTGATAGAGCCACCAGATTTCATTGAAGCCACGCAGCGAGAAACCAAACGTCTTGCTGTACTCCGTGTCGCTCAAATCATTGTGAAAGAAGTCGATGACATCTGACTCTAGCTTGTGCAGAGAGCCATCATACATCCAGAAGTTGCGCTCTGCCGCCCACATAGCAAAGCGGGCAGTAGTTACGAGCGAAGTGGGAGAAAGCAGCCCATTATTGTCTCCTACGCGGTCAAAGCCGTAGATGTAGGGCGGGCCAAGGTAGCGCCCAGCGTAGACTTCGTTCTGACTGATGATGAGCAGTTCGTTCATAATCTGGGTGATCGCCAGCAGTGGCCCAGTTCCAGCCAAAGTCAGGCTACCAGCTTGGTTTGTGACTGCTGGCGTCCAGTTGGTATTATTTTCTGAGGCAGACCATTGGACAATACGGGGGTCGGTCGCATTGCCGATACCCATGACAATACGCTCGTCAGTTACAAGGAAGTCTTGCATATTGGTCGGTGAAGTAGAGATTGGCAAAGCAGCCGATGTTCCCGGAGTCCACTCATACAGTTTGCCGTCACCGCGAAACTGAGCAAGTAGCTTTTCTCCCCACGCAGCGAAGTCCCATGAGGCGGCAGGAGTTGGGATAGCACCGCTAAACGTGCGCGGTGTACCATAGGAACTGACGCCATAAGCAAACGTGCCGTAGCCGACTGCTAGACCAGAATCCTTGGCTCTGGGTGTAAACCCAGAAGGAGTGATGGTCGATTTCGCTCCAGATGAGTCGATGTAGTAAAGGGCGCGGTTTGTACCTACGACGAGATGCCGCGCTCCAGCATTGTCAGTCCAAGCAAAGGTATTGCGTGGGGCTTCGATTGTCGCATCTGTGTAGAGCGCGGTAATGTTTGCCCCTGCGGCAGTCTTGCGGCGTTCCCAGCCACCGATGACGCGGATCGACCCATCTTTCCAGCGAACAAGGTTCGAGTCAGCCCACCGCAGTTTCCCGCTATAGGCCGTGCCGTTCTTGTAGAGGCCGGGTTGTAGGCTGATAGGAACTAAAGGCATGGCAGAACTCCTTGATGCCTGACTATAGCCTAACCTAAGAGTTTAGCCAACGTCTTAGGTCCGACGATGCCGTCCGCAGCCAAGCCGTTGGCAGCTTGCCATTTTTTGACTGCTGACTCAGTGCCGGGGCCAAATACACCATCATCCTCAAGGCCCAGTTCAGCTTGCATCCGCTTGACTGCCTCGCCAGTGGAGCCTTTTTTCAAAACTCCGGGGATGGAGGCAGCATTTGTAATCGGGGCAGGAACAGCGCCGCCAAGCACTTTCAGCGCAGCCTCGTAGTGCTTGCGGCGGTCTTCGAGACCGATGGTTCCGCCGTTGACCAGCTTGGTCATCTTGGCGATGTCGCCCTCGTCACAAGCAAGGTTGATCTTCCGATTGTCCCAGTACCAGCAAGCTGACTCAAGAGCGCCTTTCTTGGTCTGCACATAGTCAATCACCTGTTCCGGCGATAGCCCGACAGTTTTGCCAAATGCCGTGTAGTTATCACGACCAGTAAGCTGCACAACGCCGCGACCACGGAAACGATACCCGTCACCAGAGGCAGTATCGCCGTTGCCAATTCGTGATGCGTAGATGACATTTGCAATTTTCTCCGGCTGTTTGGCGTAGTCAGCAGCGTTGCGCCCTGCTTTCGAAAAGTATTTCGAGAACAGTTTTTCTAAAGTTTCAGCCCGATAATTGAGGTTTTCGGACAAAACAGTTAAGTTCATCGACTCATGGCCGCACTGGGCAAAGAAGCCAGCAATGCGGTTGGCGGTTGTGATCCCGTATTTGGGTAGGATTTCCAAGGCAGCATCCGCCCAAGCGGCGGCATCTGCGTTGCCGTGCAGGATGTGGATGATGTGGTCCTTAGTCAGCGTCATGGCTTTTTCTTTCCAACGGCCTTTGCAGCCGCGCCGAGCAGATCGCCAACATTGCCAGTGGCGGCAATTTTGATGACGCCCTCTACTGGATCAGGCAGATTGACCTTATCCAACACGGAATCGACGGCCTTCTCTTTCAGCTTGCGGCCAACCAAGGCTCCGATGAGTTTACCAATCATTCTGACTTCTCCTCGTCCTGCTGTTGTGTTCTGCTGTTGGTGGCCGCAAGGACGCCGCCTAGCGCACCCACGATAAACGAGGCGATGGGAGTCAGCAGTTCGAAGAACTTTCGGTCGTTCTCTGAGGACGCCCCCATAGGCTGACTGACAAAAACCAAGCTGTAGAGGATCACGAAGATCGTCCCTCCGAGAATGATAGTCAGCGCCACGCCGATGAAATAGCGCAGTTTCGCTTCCAAAACGCCAGCATCTTCTTTAGGCATTTCCGTCTCCTACCAAATCGTCAGGACAGTCTTTGCGGGCTGTGCATAACGGCGGTTTGCAATCTGGCTTTTCCCAGTTCATAGGGTCTTGGCATGGGTAGCGGTAAAAACCTCCCCCAGAAAGCACGAGGACGCCGATTAAACCAGCGGCGAACACGGCCCAAAGAATCTTCTCTTTCATGCGCTGCCTCCTGACTTACTCACAGATTTCTGAATCTCGTCTAGCTTTTGCAGCACGTTCTTTAGGCTGTCTTTGACATCTTTGAACTCGCGGTCATGGTGTTCTTTGACCAAGGCGTGTTCCGATTTTATGACAGCGATGTCGCGGTCATGGGCTTGAGTCATGGTGTAATGCGCCCACATGAACGCAGCCAGAGGCAGGACCGCAAATTGCAGACCAAGTTGTATTAGTTCCATTGTTGTCACATCTGGCTGCATAATCTTACCTTAACCATACACAAGTTTGCTGGCATAGACATAGCCAGTAGATGCCGTTGCTGTTGGTGTCATCGTAACGGAACCATCAGTGGTCCTGTACACCAAGCCATGCTGTGCGCCGTCATACCAATTCTGTTTGGCGCTTGCTATCAGCGTCCCAGCGGTCTGGGTAATATTGTTTGCGGAACTATCCGTCTCACTGTAGCAACTGTAGGCGACCATCTCATTTGCCGCGATAGAAACAGTCAATGCTGCGCCCGCTGCGCCAACTGTATATGCTTGAGGTGTCCACTTCCCCGGAACTATATAGATGCACCCTGCGGTTAGGATGTTGCTTCCCCCACCCACGGGAAAGGTCGCCGCGCAATTTGTAATATCTTGCGGACGTATCTGCGGGATATACCCATAGTACAGACTGACACCAGTGGCCGTGTTGGAGGGGGTTCCTATATTATTATACACTTGAGTAATTGAAAGGGAGTTTCCGTTTACAGTAGCTGCGGATATGTTGGCAACGGCTGTATCCCTGCCGCCAAAAAATAGAAACGTGCAGCCATTAAAAAGTCCAGCAGTAGCGGGAATTGTAGTGTTGAACGTCCCACTAGACGTAGTGATTTCCCGACTTGTCGATGCTGCTCGCGCAGTCCTTGTGGTAAAGACTGACGGATTCCTATCTGTGGTGGAACACAAGGTAAGGTAATTGTTGTATACAAAATCAGCCACTTCAGCCTGACTCAGCATATACGGCCCACCAGAAAAGGGCATCAGAGGGAAACTCATTGCAGCGCCACCACACTAGCCATAGTAAGGCTGTTGAGTTTTGTGATGTTCACAAAGAACTTGCTGCCTACAGTTGTAGTCAGCGCGTCACCAACTGTGCGTGTGAAACCAGTCAGTGTGATCGCCCCTGCCCCAGAAGCGTTGGTGATCTGGATGACCATCGTATAGTCACCTGACGCCGTTGGCGCTGCTAGGGTGAATGCACCAGCGTTGGAGATGTATTTCATGTTGCCGCCAACAGGTGTCGGCGTGTACGTCCCCGTTGACTTCGTGCCGTCATTGGCTGCGGTTGTGGTTACACCCGCTGGAACAGTCGTAGAGCCTCCAAGGTTTGTTGTCCCAGCTACGTCCAATTTCGCCGTTGGCGAAGAAGTACCAATGCCCAAGTTTCCGCTTGCATCCAGCGTCATAGCTTGGGTGAAGGTGATGGCGTTGCCAGCCGTGCCAGATGGGGCGTTGTACCATGCGTGTGTGCCGCTTTGCTGGGTATAAACTGTAGCAAGGCCAGTGCCGATATACTTATTTGCACCAGAGTTGACGTAGTGATTTGTGCCAGCGGAAAAGGCAGAAAACCCGTTGTCATAGATAGAGCCGAAGGAAGTTGTTCCTATCTGCAATACACGACCTTGGTCCCAAGCACTTGGCGTAACCCCAATGCCCACGTTGCCAGAAGTATCGACACGCACACGGGTTCCGACCCCGTTTTGAATTATGTCAAAAACTGAGTTTGATCCACCAGTAGCCCCATTGTTCTGGATGTAGTAGCTATTGGTGTTGTCGCTGTTCAGAAGAATTATTGCGCCAGCAGAGCGGATATTGACGTTGCCAGAGGCGTCTGCCGTGAGTGCCTTTGAGGCTTCAGATGCGCCCAATGCGGCGATGTCGAGGTAATTCAGTTCAGCAGCAGTGACTGTGACCGCAGTGCCGTCGATCTTCCAGAGGCCACCCGACAGATTCGGTTTTGCTTTTTGCGCGCCCGTGCCTCCGAGCAGGGCGTCAACAGCGTCCAAGTCAGCATTTAGCTTGGTTCCCCAAGTGTCGCCGCTGGCCCCAACTTCAGGTTTCGTCAAGCCGTAGTTCGTCGTTGTTGTATCGGCCATCTGTTGCCACCTTATGCAATCGTGATCGGGGTCCAGACTTCTGTAGTATCTGGCGTTATGGGAGTATAACCTGAACCGCCTGTCGGAACAACAGGAGTGTAAGTCACGCTTTGGTCGTCTATGTTGGACCACGCCCTGACTTGGACTATGCCCACACTGCCAGTGGCAGATAGACCAGAAATCGAAAGCAGGACTGTCGCAGTCCCGACTGCACCAGTGGCAGAGACACCGCTGACTGTGACGTTGGTCGTGGTATTGATTGTGACTGACTCGACGGCCCCAGTAGCCTCTAGCCCCGTAATGGTCACTGGAACAGACCCTGTGACTACAGGGCTACCCACTGCACCAGTGCCACTGACGCCAGTTGCAGTGATTGGCGAGATGATCGTGACATCACCAACGCTGCCAGTAGCCTCGACACCAGTGACAGACAGGACAGCTTTGGCGCTGACTTCGACTGTGCCAACGGCGCCAGTTGCGGCCAGCCCGGTCAGCGTAACGCTCGAGCCGCCGACGAAGGAAACTGCGCCGACCGCTCCAGTGCCTTCACTGCCAGTTGCTGTTAGATTGGCCTTACCAGAGACGGAGACAGCATCGGTGCTGCCTGTTACAGACACACCAGTTAGAGTTACCGATACGTCACCTAATGGAACATAACGGATAATAATCAGGCCGTTAGCGCCAGCCAATGTGGTTACTGTAAATGATGCACCAGAACCAGAACTACCTGAAGACCCAGCGCCATAATTTCTACCTACACGACCACTAAGGTTAGCGGTTAATGGGTAAGTAGATTGTGCTTTTGGCCCACCGCCTGAACCATACCCATTTCCATACTCAACACCATCCGTTCCTGTAGGCGTACTAACTGTACCTCCAGCGCCACCTTTATTAGCGTCACCATTTCCACCATTAGTTTCAGCAAAAACTGCTGTGGAGGCAGAACTTCCCCCAGCACCATAACGTCCAGCAGCGCCACCACCACCAGTTGCAGAAACTGTACTGTTTGAATTTGTTATAGCACCGCTAGAGCCGCCAGAGTATTTTATTGTGCCAATACTAGACACTGCGGAACCGCCAGCAGCAGCAGAAACTGTGTTATTTGAGTTGGTTGTTGCACCGCCTCCAGCGCCACCTTTAGCAAGGACAGTGCTGGTATTTACAAAGTATGTATCACCGCCAGCATTTCCACTAACAGAAAGCCCTGTACCAGTTGGTCCTCTTGTAACACCAGCCCCGCCCTGCCCAATAGAATATGCTACAGAACTTGACGGAGTTAGTGTGGCATTATTTATGCGCGAGTATGCCCCGCCACCGCCGCCGACGGCTTTTGCATCTGAATTACCAACAGAAAATGCAACACCACCAGAACCACCAGCGCCAATAACTTCAATGCTATTAACAGAGTTATTCCAATCACTTGGAACGGTCCAAGATGTTCCAGAGGTCAGGAATATCGTAACAACATTTGGGCCAAGTCCCCCATCATCCGCTATGGGGAAAGCGGCTAATGGGAATGAGCCAAACATATATTATCACTCCATCGGAGGTGTGAACGTAGCGCCATCGTAGAGCCAGCCAACACCAACTTCAGTCGGAGCAGTCAGCCAGTCAGCTAAGTCAGCGCGATATACATCGTTGGGAAAAGGGATGTCCGCAATCAAGAATGCCTCAACCACCACACCATTTTCAACCCGTGCTTTGACTATTTCCATCATCAACTCCACTGGCCGTAAGTCACTGCGGTATCGCTGGCACTGATACGTCTTGCCATAAAGTAACTGTTTGTCTGCACGATAGCGGCTGCGGCTGTAGTTAGTGTAAATGACGGGATAAGTGTTCCAGCAACCGAAACCCTGAATGTTCCACGGATAGTTACGCCCAACGATCCAGCCGCAGATATGGTAACTATGGCTGCGTTTGATGTAGCACCCGTCCAGTAGGATGTTCCCGCAGCAGCGCCAGCGCCAAGTGCAACGTCGATGCCTACTGCCTGAGACAGAGCGGATGAGATTGTTGCAGTGCCAGCGCCCAAGATACCAAATGCGCCATTACCAGATGTCACGGCGTTCATAGTGGTTAGGTAAAGTATGGACTCATAGCGATACGTCCCGATAGGCAAAGTCAGTGCGCCGTTGGTGGAAGCGTTAAACAGTTTCTGCTGCGATGTGCTGCTTGTCAGCGTGTAGGTGGCGTTCTGCTGTATCCAAAATTCTTCTTGGACATCCTCCGCAGCCAACGTGATATAAACAACCGCAGCACCATCCAGCGACAGCAGCGATCCAGTGCTGGACGATGTAAGGGTGCGCGATAAGGTCGTGCCAGACGAGGTGTAGACACCTAATCCGATTTCCCAATCTAGACCATCCTCAATCGTGTAGCGAACTACCTCTCCATCTAGCAAACCAGCCGCAGCAAATGACTGAAAGTTGCTCGACACAGAGCCAAGCGTAATCGTGCCTGTCCCCGTGGTGGCAGTCGTCATCTTGGCGCGGTTGAGGAATCTAGGCATTACGCGATCCGAATGATGGCCGTCGATGCAGCGGCTGCGGGGAACACGATGCTGAAGTCACCAGCGGTCGAGGTCTTGGCCGAGCCAAAGTACAAGATGGCGACAGCAGGGTTCGTCAGGCCAGACGACGATGTGGTGTTTGGCGTTGAGTTGTAGATCATCGCGCCGTAGGCCGTGATGGTCGCTGTGGTAAACGTCAAGTCAGAGAAGTCGGTAAACGCCGTAGTGCTGGAATTTACTGGTGTGACATTTAATAGCGTACCACCACCAGTGGCATAAGAACCAGATGCGCCTACCTCACCTGATGTTGTGTAGGTGGTAGTAGAAGCGTCAAAAGTAGGCGTGTTATCGTACAAAGCTAGTTTGAACGTATCACCTGTGCCACTTTGTGACGAGTTTGGAGTGAAGTCGTGACAACCCTTCAAGAGTTCTGTCTTGAACGAGGTGGTCATAAAGTTGCCAGAGAATGCCATCAGAGCCTCCTGATAAGTTCAGCTAGGTCAGGGCGACCAGCATCGTTGAGTGCATTATACACAGTTGTGCGGTCGCTGGCGATAGCCTCGCGCATATAGACAGCAATGATCGTTTCCATATGGTTTTTGAAGGCTTTCGCTTGATCTTTGATGACTGGAGGCGCTGACTCAGCGACACTCATCAGCTTATCGACACAGCGGGAAGCAACTTCTTCCGGCGTAAAGCCGCGTCCATTTGTAGTATGGATAGATACAATCGGAGTCAGCGGCAAGTCCATCGACATAGCTTGAGTCAGGCTCATGCGACAACTCCCGGCATCGGTGCGCGAAGTGGGCTTCCGGCGTAGCGGCGACCAGCTTCAGCAGCGACCACAGAGGCGAGTGTCTCGTCGTACTCGTTCTTCCACAGGGCAACGCGCTCGTCGTCTTTGAGATAAGCTGGCGTGTGGCGCAGGACGGCGTAGGTGTAGAGGTCGAGGTACTCGTCGGCCAGCCACGAGGAGTTGGTCGTCGCAAAGTCAGGGATTTTGCTGTAGTAAGTCAGGATGACTGATCTGGCCGGATTGTCCGCAGCAGACATCGGACCGACAAAAAAGATCGCGTCCCCAGTGATCGTGTAGATCGGCTGGAACGTGCTGGCGTTAGCGAGTTTGATCCGCTCGCGCTCGTATGGGCTGACGTACTGCATGGGGGCAGGAGGGCTGTCTGAGGTGATCGTCCGCATTTCCAAATAATTGGTAGGCAAGGAGATCATGTCAGAAGTCAGGCTGGTGCTTGCGACGACGATCATGCGCTGAATACGCAGATCGCGGTTCAGGCGGGCATGGGCCATGTTGACCATGTTGTCGAGGTCTGCCTCGAACACTGTGTCGCCGTTGCGCCAAACAAACCGCGCTAGGTAGGCTTTGAAAGCAGCGTAATTCATTTCTGATGCACCCTGAGTCTGGACCACGTTCCATCGCGTAGCTTCGTTTTAGCATAAGTTGCCCACTCACGCGAGCCTACTGCTGCGCCACATTCCTTTGCCCACTGCTGGGCGATCAGGACAGGCACTGTACCGAGGTATTTGCCGCCAGCAGGGCCAGTGTTAGGACGCAGAATTTCTGCTGCGTCCTTGGCTGCTTCTAGGATGCCCTGCACGTTTTGCGTTTTAACGAAATGAAACTCCGTCCCGTTTGGGTTGAGATACAGCTTTTCAACGATGGGCGAGAACGGAGAACGCATATTATTCCTCAATGTAGGGCTTCAGATAGCCCAATTTATTGTAGTGGATCGCCAAGTCAGTGGGCAATTCTACAATGGAACCCGGATGTACGAGGTCTTCCATGCTGCCACCATTGGGGCTGATTGCGCCATTGATGACTTCGTATTTTGCTGTGACGGGTTTTGCGCGTTTCTTGGGCGCGGGTTCTGCTGACTTTTCGACTTCAGCAGTAACTTCAGGTTCGTCGGCCATAATGCACCTATGTTGGAGGTAGGGGCGGCGTTGCCGCCGCCCCAGTCAGGATTACGATGCAGCGCCAGTGGTCGCGTGAACCGCGCCGTGGGCTTTCTCGTTGGAGATTTTCAGAGTGTATTCGCAATGCACCATGCGGCGCTTTGCGTGTCCAGTCTGAGCCAGTTCCGTCTGACGCGGAGTCTCCAAGAAGCAGAGGCTCGCGTATTCGGGGTCCAGCACATACACCGAGTAGTTGTTCGATGCAGTGGTTTGCTGGAATCTGTTCGGGACAACCGAAAGTTCGCCAAAGTCAGAGTCATAGACGTCAATCGCGGCAGTCAGACGCTTGTCAATGGCGTCCTTGTAGCGCGTCGAGTTGCCCGTGAACACTTGCGAGATGACTCGCTTGTTGTTCGCGTTGACCATGATGATCGACGGAGTAGCGCCTTCCGTCCAGCACGACTGGATGACGTTGTTCAAACGAACTTCAGTCAGGGCCACAGCCGTTCCGGGAGTCAGGGCAGCGTTAGGATAACCAGCGGTCGTGCCGGACAGAGTGGGCGCAGCGCCCGCCGAACCCAGAACGATGTTGGTCCGCAGCCAAGCGGGCAGACCAGCAGCCTGACGGGCAGAACCCGACGAGCCAGCGGCAGCAGCGATGTTCTGGAGCAGCATGGACTCCATATCGCGCTTCATTTCCTTCAGCTTGATGGCGACTTGAGCGGCCAGACGCTGAACGTTTTCGGCGGCTGCATCAACAGCTTCCGAGGTGTTAGACACCGAGACGATCTTGTCGCTGATCTGGGTGTAGTTCCCAAAACGCTTACCCAGAGTGCCGTCATCTTCGCCCGGAGCATCGTCACCTTCGATGACGCGGTTCGAGGTCGAGGGGGTCGCCAGTTCAACAACAGTCCACTCGTGATAAGTGTTGGTTGCCGAGGGGCCGATACCGATAGCAGTCTGGAACGGCGTCTCCTCTGGGGAGATCATCGTGTACTGCTGTTCGAGGTCTTCACGGATGACAGTGTTGTCATACGTTTCGATGGTTTGTGCATCAACTGCCATGATAGTCTACCTTTTCGGTTTGCGGACAAGCATGGTGGCGGCGATGTCTTCGACGCGACCTGACTTGCGAGCGGTTTCCAGAGCGGCCTTCTGGTTCCGCGCTACTGCCGTTGCAGTTGCGAGATGCTTCGATGCTCCGGGCCTCATGGTGACTGCTGCCTTGGTCTGTTTCTGCGGTGCTGCTTGCCCTTTGGCCTTCAGTTGCCTGTAGGCGGCGGCGTCAGCCAGCACGAGATACAGCCGATGATCCACAATTTCGGCCAGTTCACTATCAGCAAATTGGTATGCACGAGCGGCGTCTACCATCATTCGCTGAATTTCTGGCCCTTTTACGGGATCGCGCAGCACAGGCATAGCTTCGACGAGGCGATGAGCGGCTTCCGTCTTCATCTGCTCGCGTTGCTCTACCTCTTGCTGCTGGAACAGCGCCACAGCTTGCTGCACTTTGGATCGCTTCGCTTGAAGTTCACCTTGCTCCGCCCGCCAATTCTCAAGTTGGATGAGGTATTGGGTAGGGTTGGTTTGCTGAAGTGCGAGGCTAGGCTGCGGGATTTGAGGCTGGAACATCAGGCTCTCGAAGGCTGTAAAGGCTTTCACGAGGTTCTGACGGCCAGAGTTTAACTCCTGCTCCACTTGAACCTTCAGGCTTTCGGCCTGTTTTTTGGTTTCCGTGGCAACTTGGAGTCGCTTTTCGATTGCTCCTTCACCAGAATAGGCACGTTTCAAGTCAGCGAGCGTTACTTCTCGACCCTCTCCATCTACTGTCACCGAGATAAGCGTATCGTCGGTTAGTTGGATCGTTTCGAAGTTTTCATCATCGTCGTTGGCGGTGTCATCGGTGGGGGCGTCATCTGACTCAGATTCTGACTCAGACGTTTCAACTTGGTCTTCGACGCTATCGTCCGCAGCGTCAGCGGTAGTCTCCTCCTCCTTCACAGGGTCAGTGGAGACGATCATGGAGGCAGCAATGTCGTCCATCGACATCTTGCCAGTAGGTTGTCCGGCTTCAAGAGCCATTAGCTTTTCCTCTCATCGACCTGCCGCGCGAGATTACGCAGCGTTGCTCGAAATGTATCCACGGCCCTGACTTTGGCGTGGATGTGAGTCATGCTTACAGTGTCTTGACTGTCAACGGAACAAAATTCTGCAAAAGCCTCTGCAACCATCTGATTGCAGATTTCGGTCACGACCATATCTTCCAGCAATTCGCGGGCGCGGCGGGCTTTTGTGAAGGGGTCAACCATTTTGCGCTGCCTCTGCTGGTGCGGTCGGCGGAGTCAGCGGTTCGGCGGTCGGCGCTTCGTAGGGTGCTAACCGAATCTTTTCTTGCTCCAAAGCGATCTTCTGCTTGTCGATAGCTGACTTGGAGGCAGCGATTTCGAGGTCTTGGGCCATCTTGTCGCGCTCTAGGTCGTCTTTGGCGGCAAATTCCAGTGCGCGGATTTGGTTATCCAGCGCAAGGCGGCGCTCCTCCAGCATGGAGGTGACGTAAAGTTCGCGCTCTTTGAGTTGAGCCTTGATCTTTTCGGCTTCGATCATCGCAGTGCCGGGGTCAACCACAGGCTGCTGGTTCTGTGCGGCCTGTTGGGCTTGCTGTGCGAGAACTTGTTCGACTTCCGGCGTGACGGGCGAGAAGTAGCGGCTGACGTTGTAGATGCCGTACAGCTTGGTCATGTCCTCAAGCGTGTTGTAGATGTTGCGGTAGGTCACGATGGGGTTGGCTGGCCCCAAGGTAGCCACAATCTCTTTCTGCTGCGCTAGGACGCCCTGTAGGCCCGCCAGACGCTCTGTAGCCTCTCCAGTACCCAGACCCACGTTGGCCCGCATATACAGCGTAGGATCGAAGATGGCGGTGTCTACGGGGACGTAATCGCCGTTCACTTCCATGATCTGCTCGCGCGGCATATGCCACATGGACAGTTTGAGGATGCCGTTGAAGACAGTCTTCAGACCTTCTGCGATGTTGCGGGCCATGACTTCGATCTGGCCTTGCGAAAGTTGGATCGTGTTCATGGCGGCTTCGCGGGTCGTGGACTGCAAAGCATCGTGGTCGATGCCCATTGCAGCGCCAGTGATGCCGACTTTCTGCTCAGTGTCTTGCTTGAGGAACTGCAAAAGGGGGAGCATGGACGAGATGGTGGACTGAACCCCAATTTCTTGGATTTGTCCTGCTGCTTTCACACGAATTGGAGCGCCTACAGCGGGGTTCAGCACATCATCCATGTTCACGAGCGTGTCATGGACGGCTAGACGGCGGTTGTTGGAGAGGTGGGCGTTGTCAACTGTCGCGCGAATGAGCGATGTCATCGTGTCTTGTTCTTGGCGCACAATGTCGAAAAGCGACTTACCAAAGACAGTATTTGGTTCTGGGTCGATTGAGATTAGGCCGAATGGGATTTGTGCAGCGCGTTCATGCTGTAGAAGTTCGTAATTCGTGCCGCCTAGCCAGAAGCGGTATAGCTGCGGGATGCCTGTGCCGTCAAGATCGTAGCGGGCGTAGCATTCGGTGATGAGGACGAGCCGCATCATGCGGTCCATCGACTCTTGCTCTGTGACTTTCATGTAGCCACGGCGATATTCTGACTCGCCAGCGTTTGCGTAGAGTTCTGGGTCGATGGTGTCGAGGTTGTCCAGTTCCTCAAACGGAAGGCCCATTGCAACGGCATCGCCCACGCGCATTTGGCGACGATGGCCGATGACGCGAGCGTCTTCGATGCCAGAGGCGTTTTCGTCGATGAAAAACTCCTCCAAAGGCACGTTTTCGACACGAATTGAGCCGTTTTTGACGTAAAGTGCGATTTGGGCGTCAAAAAGTTGGATTTGAGTGCCGTCCGGCGAGATAATGACGGGCTGCGCCTCTGATGGCGCTACACTCATAATCATCGCGTCAGGACGAGAGGAGATTCGGTCCAGTTCCTCGGTCGGAATGGCAGTCAGGTCGATGTATTTGACCTCAGTGGCGTCATCGAACCAGAATTTCATCACTCCTAGCTTCTTCAGCATGGAGTTTTGGATGCAATCGTAGAGAGAGCGGTAGCCGTTTGAGCGGAAAAACAGCGAATTGACGTATTTGGACTGCTGCGCCGCCAAAGATGCTGACTTTGTGCCGTTTGGAACAAACTCGACGATGGTGTCTGCTTGCAGGAAGATACGCATCAAGGACGGACGGGCAGATCGGATTGCGTCCCTGACTGTAGTCATCACGACTTTGGAGCGGCCAGTGACAGTTTGGATGTCAGTCAGGCCATCGTAGTATTTTTGAGCCGTCTCCCATCCGGGCATAAGCTGCTCGTCGATGAAATTGACGGCAGTATTGACCAGTGCGCCAAGTTCATGGGCGGCGTCATCAACAGAAATGGTCTGATCTTCCGCAGGAGGAACGGAATCGTCGATGCCCCAGATGTCTTCAGCCATTTTCTGCCCTCAAAGTCAGCGGTTGTCCACGATGTCCACAAGAATCTGCGACTTAGACTCCGCGACAAGAGCGTGTTTCACATGGTTTATCGTCGCGTAGTACGCGCTGGCCTTGTTGTTCGGGCTGGGCGGCGTGATCGTAGTAGCCATTAGCTTTTACCGACTTTGCCGTTGGTACGCATGGCTTCAGCCATTGTCTTTTTGACGATGGCGGGCTGCTTCACAGGGTCCATCTTCTGCGAGCCGTTTGCAGAGAACATCCCGCCGTTGGTGGGAGGAAGGATTTTTGGAAAGGGGTTCTTGACTCCGCGAATGGGCATTTTGGCCTCCGGGCTACAGGTTCAGTTGCGATACTCTACCAGTTAGGCAGCTTTTGGTCAACGAAGGCTCACACAAGTCCGGGCGCAGACCACTGGAGAGGCTTTTTCCAGCTATTGCGGCCATTGGAGCGACCTACTGCAATGGCCCCTCCGCCAGCAAAAGTCAGGCACAATGCGTCAGCCAAGTTTGGCGATCTGACTCCGCGCTGCTTCATCGCGCCTTTTGACTCGACATCTGCCTTGCCAGTCGATGTGAAGATGGCTTGCGGCTCCGCCAGTTCCGACATCAGCTTTTCGGCCAAATCCAAGTCTTTTGGGAAGACGACATTGCGCTGCTCCAGCCATTCCCTGACTGCGTACCACAATTCCGCCCGCAACCGCGTGAAGCGGTCTTTCATGGATGGCGACTCAGCCACATTAACATCGACAGCAGGAAGCCCAAGTTCACGAAGGCGGTCAGCCACGCCAGCGCCCAGACCAATCGAGTCAACGAAGATAGATTCTGGGCGCTCTTTGTCGGGCGTCCTATCCCAGCGTTCTTTGACACGGCCTGTGACGCGCATGAGGTCGGCGTCATACCATTCGATGAGTTCTTCAACGTGGTTGTCTGCTCTGATGCAAAAGCCTGTTGGGTCGCCTCCGCGTCCGGGGTCCACACCCCAAAAACGCTCCGCGCCGCGTAGGAGGTCAACGTCTCTGCCCCATGCGCCATCAATCAACTCCTTTGGGATGACAGTATCGGCTACGCTTTCAGGAAATTCGCCCAAGACTTTGTAGCGGTAGGTATTCGAGCCTGTGCCGTAAGTCAGGGCAATGTTGTCAACGAAGTCCTGCGTAACGCGAGAACTGTCGAAGGACGACACTTTTTTGGTGAACCATTTGTGCTTCAGGATGGAGTGCGTCTTGTGGAAGTAGCCAGTCGGTCGCGTTGGGTTGCCGATCAGGATGAAGATAGAACCAGCCGACGACATTGTGCCTTCTGCAAACTCGAACACGATGTCCGGCACACCGCTCGCCTCGTCCACAATCGCCATCACATGACTTGCGTGGATACCAGCCAAGGCTTCAGGCGAGTCAGCGCGGGCAGTACGGAAGGAGATGAAGTTGTTGTCGCCGCCCGGAGTGCGCCGGATGCGGTCCTCAGTCATCTCAATCTGGACGCGCAGAAAGTCAGGAAGTCGGGCGATCCAGCGTTTTGTCTCTGGAATAAGGCCGTCTTTCAACTGCGAACTGGACGGAGCAGTCACAGGAATTTTTACGTCATCACGAAACAGCAAGTAGTGGATCGACAGCCAAGCACACAAGGCTGTCTTACCAACTCCGTTCCCAGACCTAATCGAAATTCGCGTCTCGCCACTGTCGAGAGCAGCCATTGTCTCGCGCTGCCAGTCTTCGACTTTCTCGACGCCTAGAATCTCAGTGACGAAGAAATAGCGATCAACAGCACACCGCGCGACTAGGGCAGAGTAAAGATCATCTTCTTCACTCACACGCCCACCGCTTCCGCGCTGCTTTGCCGCGCTCCCCAGTCCAGCCACTCGACCGCGCACAGAAAGACTTCTTGCGGGCTTTTGCTTCGTCAGTCTTGGGATTAGGAGCAGGGGGCTTCAGGTTCGAGCCAGTCGCAGCGTTATACTTTGCACGGCCCTTTGCAGTCAGCCCCGCCCCCTTAGAGACAGGCAGTTTCTCTCCGCGTCCGACAGACAAAGACGGCCCTTGCTTCTTCATTTTGGCTTTTTCGCTGTCTTTGCAGAAGCCTTGAAGGCAGCAGCAGTGGGCGCACCCTTTGCTCCAACCTTCCGCATCTTCTCGCCGCTTCCGGCTTCGATGCGTTTACGCTTCGCGTTGATGTTGGCGTAAAGCCCCTTCATTTCATTTTCCGCGACTTCCCTGCCTCAGACAAGGCAATGGCGATGGCTTGCTTGCGGGACTTCACGATGGGCGCTTTCTTTGGCCCTTTCGGATCAATACCACCATGCAGCTTGCCAGCTTTGAACTCGTGCATGACTTTGCCAACTTTTGACTTCATCAGTCCATCTCCTCAGTCGTATCCTCAAAGTCTTTCGGCTCCCACGCTATGCACACTCGCAAGTCATGGCAGATGAAGTCCAGCTTGGTGCAGAAGCCTCGTGATCCGGCGCCAACATCAAACTTGTTCATCGGAATCGCCAGCATCTCTGCTTTTGTCTCAGGCGTATTGTCGTAGTATTCGCAGTTTGAGCAAAGATGTGTCCGCGCTTCTTTCTCAGAAGTCAGCGTAGCAGCAGCAAATTCGCGCCAATAGTCCTTGTTGGCAGTCGGCATATTGCTTGGAACCAACGGACCCAACATCCAGTTGTCGATAGCATTCTGCGTATTCTTGGAGTTCTCACTGGCAGAGATCACAATCTAGCCTTTCTGAAGGATGCCTACGCCCAACTAGCATTTGTGGGCGGTTGGGCGTAGGACTTTGCGAGCAACAGGGAGGACCGCTGCAAAGACAGAATACGAAAAGACAGCGAACGAGTCAATCTTTCTTCGCTGACTTCGCCCCTTGCAATTCTGGCAAGTTCAGCGTCCCAGCCAGTAGCCTCAAATGGTGCGGCAAGGCTCCTGCAACCTCAGACGTAGAGTCAGCCAATTTCGCTTCTGCACTGACAGTCTCAACGCGCCCATAGGCTCGTGTGATCGCCATGTCGATCAGCGCCATCTGATTGCGCGGACCCATCCCATTCCACTTCTCCTCGTCGTTCAGCATCTCGAACATTTTCAAAACAGCCCGACGACCATTCTCCTTCAGCAACTTCGCACTCGCTGCATCCAGCGCATACCTGTCGTGGACAGCAGCCTTGCGGACCTGATCTTCCGGCGACTGCGGCACAACAGTCAGCTTGGCGTTTGGCAATGGGCTATCTGACATGGTTCCCTCCAGTTGCCAAAAGTATAGCTACAAAAAGTTGGTGTGTCCACTGGGGACGGAGCGCCAGCGTAGTCCACCTGTAGTGGACTGCGCGTAGGGGATAAAGCCTCGCGCATAGGGCATATGGCAATAGCGCGTTCGTTCATAAAGCCTTGCGCGCGATATTGAGTCCGACTTCGCCCTCCCAAAACTACACTACTACTTTTAGTAGTGTAAAATTTTGCAGCAAAAAATTTTTGAGGCCGCTGACTCACGCTGACTCACGCTGACTCGATCTGACTCACGCTGACTCACGCTGACTTTGTTAGACGGGCGTCTAACAAACCGATGACTCAACGCATGAAATTTTTCGGAAAAAAGAAAAATTTTGGCCGGACGGCCTGTTAGGGTGTCAAAATAAAACTGCCCCCGCCCGCCGCCACCCCGTGGGGGGTCGCGCGTCAAAGTCAGCCCTGACTCGGCATAAGCCCTTGATATTGCTGCACTTTCCACCTGCCCTGACTCGGCCCTGACTAAACGCCGCGCATCGCTGACTTGGTTTAACGTTAAACCATTTTGCCGCCCTGACTTGGCCCTGACTGGCCCGCCGCCCTGACTGGCCCGCCGCCCGCCGCGCTGACTGATGCCTTGCGCGTGATGCGAGGGCGGGCGAGGGCGGGAGAGGTTAGGCCAAGCCTATGACTTGCTTAGGCTTTGCCTATCCATGCCCTGACTTGTGTAGGCCATGCCTATGCGGTGCTTAGGCTTGGCCTATCTTAGTCCTATGCCTGCATAGGTCTGGCCTATGCCTTGCTTAGGCAATGCCTACTTAGGCCAGATCGGGGCCAAATGTTGGATTAGTGCTAGTCTAGCCTGACTTTTGCACCCTATCCATTGCTTAGGCTAAACCTAATGGCCCGTAGAGGCCCGTAGAGGCCCGCCAGAGGGCCAAGCCGCTTGGCCTAGGCCTACCCCTATCCCTACCCAAACATCGCATTCTGTGGGTTTTGTGCTGGCCTCTGTCCCCTATCGCCCCGCCGCCCGTTCCATCACGCCCCTTTGCTCGCCCTTGGGCTGGAAACGTCAGCCTAGTGTGGCCCGCCGCCGAACTCGCGCCAGCGTGGGCGGTGGCTATAGGCCACCGCGCGTGGGGATAAAGCCACGCGCGAGGTGATATTATGGACTCGCACGCGAGGACGTTCTAACCCTTTGAAATTGCTTGGTTATTTTCGGTGTTTTTTCGGGTCGATCTTACAACCTATTGAAATCATTAGATAAAACATTGTTGTTGCATGGTCTGACTTGACTTTATATATAGGGGGCGGGCGATGTTGCCCTGACCGCTAGGATTGACCAAAATGCACCTGACCAATGCAGACCGCGCCACCCTACGCCGCTTGATCGCGGCGCACCCTGACTGGCCCGCCTACCGCCGCTTGCACGGCGTTGACACCTCGAGTCTTGGCGCTGCCCGCGCTCTCGAGGTGGCCCGCCACCTTGGAATCAACACCGCCCATATCGCCAACACCCAACAGATCGAGGACGCCGAAACCATGCCCACACCCACCGCACCCGCTGGCCTATTCAACACCGCCGCCCGCCCCTACGTCAAACCCGCCGCCGCGCCCGTGGTGGCCCCAAGCGTCCAGTCAGCAATGGATGCGCTGTTGGCGGCTTTGGCGGCTCAGCAGGGTCGTGGCGCGGCCCTCGAGGCCCTGGC